AAGAAAAGAAAGAAGATTTTTATTCCGCACAGTTTTTAGATGTAATGGGCGAATATGCGTATGCCAGCTTGGAGCGCAGCTTAGACGAAGAAGAGCGTGAGTTGCTTTATTCTTTGCTCATTATCAATGGTACTCGTTTGATGATGGAAACAAAGCCATCTCTTTCGGATGCTATTCGGGAGGAAACCGAAAAGGCTTTGACACGCGTTTCGCAGTCTGTAAAAGATGCGGGCTTGAAGTTTTTCGGACCCACTCGCCTATCACTTCGTGACATCCCCTAAGAATAATTGAAGTGGTAGAATAGTTTTGAAAGTCCCCCCACAAGGTCAATTCGGGTTCACCCGTGTAGCTTTTGCCCAAGCGCAAAATCTCGCCGTTGTGGGGGATTTTTTATACCCACACCCCCATATATACTTATTATGGCTTTAGGATACCCCCGCATATAGGGGAGATTGACTCTTGACTTTTAATTAAATTCTGTTAAAATTTAACTAAGTTAGTTAGTCGGTGCTAAGAAACTTAGCGCAAGATTAACTAAATAGTTGCTCCGCTTGAGAAGTGACGACCCTGCCCCCACAGCAAGGTTGCTCGGTTTATTGACGTGAGCCGAGCAACCAAGTGGACATAGAAAAATAAGTTTTTGCGATCTCTCTGTATGGGAGATAATTGTCGAAGTAGCGCACGATGTCTGTAATGGACATCGTGCGCTTTTTATTTAATTTTGCTGAGGTTTCGATACGAGCGATAAAGCCGCTCTACTCAACCACCGCTGGAAATCTATTTAGGAGAAATATGATGGAATGGAATATCTTTTTTGACTTACTGAAAGATGCGGGTCCCGCTGGAATGATTGTGGGCGTTTTGGTTTTACTCTTTGTTTATGCCGGTGAGTTCACCGATGTTTTCCAAAGTGGCAATCTCAAACGTTGGGCGGCTGTAGGCGCGGCGACCTTATTCGCAGGTGTAGAACCGGGCAACGCTGAGGCGGCAATAACAGGCGCACTCGGTTTGCTTATAGCAACGGGCTTCAAAATGGCTATTGATGCGCTCATGCACCTGTATATCGAAAATAAAAAGAAATAGCCGGAGCACTTGATGACAGATGCCATTGCAGCCAGCGCCAGTATTATCTGGAGTCTGATAGATACAGCCGGTTCTTTCGGCGTTTTGCTCTTCTTTGTGGTTGCCTTTTACAGGGGCGATGTGATCCCGAAATCTGTGGTGAACGATATTGTCTCTAACGCAGTTTCTGAAATCATGTTTGAAGTAGGCGAGCGCATAGATAACTTAGAAAAAGCAGAAAAAGAAGAAAAAAAAGGTGGTTGGTAAATGTTTTGGCGTTTGTTGGTTACGGTCATTGGTGGCTTTGCAGCACACCAGCTAGAGCGACCCATAGATGTCCTAACGGGTGGCACGCGCTGGGGTCGTTTCTTACGCTATGCCGTTGGCTCGCTAACGCTCATCCCTTTTAGGCATTTGGTTTTTTCCTATTTGCAAGGACGTGGGTTAAAACGCTTTGACGATGATTTACTCACCACCGATTTACTCACGCTAGGCGGCTTTGGCACAGGTGTTTTACTTGGGCATATTGCCGATGGTGAAAAAAATGCTAGATAAATACTTCGCAATCAAACAGGCACGAATCCGCATTACGCCGGGCAATGGGCAAACGCTATGCCATGCACGGGCGGGTGATATTTTGCTTTGGACTGGGGATGTCAGGGTCGTAGAAACAACGCGTGCCGATGGTAGCAAAGGAAAAACCGCATGGATGGAAGTGGATCATACCGACCGTTGGAACAGAACTCGCCGGGGCTGGACTTATGCAGGCTGGCTCGAAAAAGTAGCACCCCCTGCACCCGTAGACCCCATCAACGAAGTCGTGCCAATTTTAGACGCTTTGCGAACGCCAGACCCATTTGATGCCCAACAGTTTCTTGTTTTAAATGATGATGTGGCGCATAACCTGTGCCCCCATTTCTCTGCCGCCTACGTGGGTAACGACCCCATCGTTACCTTTTTGGGCAAAGCGCAAAAATACTCCCCCGCCAATTGGCGAGCGGGCGCAATAAAAGATGTGGGATTAGGCATCTCGGCTTTGGAGGGGATGATAGCCGATGTATACGGATTTGAAACAATGCGCTTCGCTGAGGCATTAGACGATCCTTTCGTGGGGACGCTTGTCTCGCCGGGCAAACTGCTTGGGATGCTGGAGAGGGGCTGGATGCTCATTGCCGGTGTAAAGATTAGTGGTGCAACGGGCAAGCTCAAATCACGCGGAGTCGGTCATTGGGTCGTCCTAAAAAATATAAGCCCTTATGGGCTAAACGAAGGACAAGTCGAAATCTACAATCCCTTCTCCAATGATTATCAAATACTGCTTTATAGCGATTTCATAAAATCTATGGGCGGCTGGGATTCGCTTACGGGCTTATGGGTAAAAGGCGTTGCCCGTGATGAAGAAACTGCGAAACCAGAAAGAATCACCACTAGAGACGACCGTGTGATTGGTGAGTTTCTTGATGCCGTTTCAGCAGAGATTGCCGAAATAAATCGGTGGCTTGGCGGTCACGATGAATGGATTGCGCAAGAAAGGGCAAAACTAGATGGCTAAGATAAAGTTCGTTTCCCAGATGGAGTTGGATGGCTTTGCGGACTTGGTGAAAGATGCCGAGGACGCAGGGCAAGGTCTAAAGCCCCCCACTCCCGCCGAAGTTCGTGAGCGTGAGTTGGCGGCTCGTTTGGCTTTAAACGAGAACTTTAAAAGCGGCGATGCCCCCGATTGGACAGAGAAATTTGATGAGTTGATGCTTTCAAATATCCCTTGGCGGATCGCGGCGTTTATTGCTTGGTCTATGGTCCCTAAACATAACCGTCATCCGAAAACGCAACATGATTTTGCAAAAGAAGTTTTGGGTTTAGGTAGCGCACGCCGCATAACCGAATGGCGTAGAAAATACCCCTATATAGACCAAATGATTGCCACGATGCAAACATCGGTTTTGATGGACTATATCCCCGGCAGTCTTGAGGCAAGCGGCAAAGTGGCTTCGATGCCAGACTATAAAGCCACTTCTGAGCGGCGTTTGCTTTGGGAAGCGGTAGGCATTATCAATCGTAATCAAAAGATTACTGTGGACGAAGGCGGCTTGGTTGGCAAGGGCAGAAAACTGCTCGACCAATTACGCAAGATGCCTACCAATAAGAAAGTCGAATTGCTCGGTGAAGATGCTGAGGAATTCTTTGCAGAAATGGAAGAAGAGTTTGCCGCGGAAGATGCCGAGTTAGATATTTCTTCTTCTGAATTTGATGAGGGTGCCACCGAATGAGCCAAGACGTAAGAGCCGCCGTCAAGAAAGATTTAAAAGCGCAGCTTCGTGCTGAACGCTATTTTCTTGATTTTTGCAAATACGTAGACCCTAAACATCCAGTCGAAGCTCCGCATATGAAGGTCTTGGCGAAGAAGTTGCAACAGGTGGCGCAATACGTTTTGAGCGGTGGCAAGAAAGGCATCCCCCGCCTAATGATATTTATGCCACCGAGATATTGGAAAAGCCAGACCGCTTCGAGAAAGTTCCCCGCTTGGTTGCTAGGGAAAAATCCCGATTTGCGAGTGATCCTTACATCCTACGGCGCAGATTTGGCAACGACCCACTCGAAAGGCGCACGTGATCTCGTTCAATCGCCAGAATACGATGCCATCTTTGGGGCGTTGGCTTCTACCGATGAGCCAGTCATCCTTGACCGAGATAGTAAAGCATCTGCCAAATGGGATGTTGCCAATCATATAGGCGGTATGCAAGCGGCGGGCGTGGGCGGTGGTATCACTGGTTTTGGTGCTAATCTTTTTATTATTGATGACCCCGTGAAAGATCGTGAAGAAGCTCTAAATGAAAAAAATCTGCAAAAGGCTTTCACTTGGTATCGAAGCACCGCTTTTACTCGTGTAGAAAAGGGTGGGGCAGTCATCGTGATTATGACTCGCTGGGATGTGGCAGATTTAGCCGGGCAGTTGCTTACTAAAATGGTTTCCGAACCAGATGCAGACCAGTGGGAAGTGGTGATGATGCCCGCCATCGCCCTGGACGAAAAGCAGTATCCGAAAACGGAAGAAGACTTTCGTGAGAATCTCTTGCGTGGCGTTTATATGCCGATGGGTGGCGATCAACTGGGTCGTAGTCCTGGTGAGGCTCTCTGGGAAGAGCAAGACTCAGCAGAAGAGTTGCGTAAAAAAGCCGCCAACACAGATGATTTTGAGTTTACCGCCCAATTCCAGCAAACGCCCCGCTTGGCGGTTGGCAATTTCTTTGATGATGATGATTTCAAGATTGTGGATAAAACCCCTGATAATTTGCGCTGGTTCCGCTTTGTCGATTTGGCTCTGGGCAAGAGCAAAACGAGTGATCATAATGTCACGGTCGCCGTTGCGATGGATGATAAAGGCGATTTATATGTGCGAGATTTAATCAAGGTTCGCAATTTAGATCAGTTTATGCCGATTTGCAAAAATGCCATGCTCAGCGAAGAGGAACGTGGCACGGTTTGGGGCATCGAAGACGTGGCTTTTCAGTATCTTGTGGTGAAAGAGTTTTTAGAAGACCCACAATTAGCCAACGTGCCGATTAAGCCTATTCCTGTGAATAAGCGCAGTGGCGATAAAACGGTGCGTGCCAGTGCTTGGCAACAACGAGCGAAACAAGGCAAGGTGAAATTACTGCGTGCGCCTTGGAATCTCTCTTTTATTCGGATTGCGGCGGCTTTTGGTCCCAATGCCCGTGAAGATGATGAGATTGATAGCGTGAGCGGCGGCGTTTATATGATTGCCAAAGCAACACGAATGAGTCGAAAAGTTCAGAGTTATCAAGGATAATTCTTCGCTCAGGTTTCGATACGAGCGAAAAAGCCGCTCTACTCAACCACCGCTATGCTCAGGATAAATTATGAATGATTTAGAAAAAGCCTACAAAACCTTATACGCAAAAAGAAAATCTTATAAAACGCTTTTTGATTATTACGATGGTGAGCAACCATTGATGTATACCAATCAGCGATTGCGCGAGATTTTCAAGAATTTGGACGTGTATTTTGCCGAGAATTGGTGCGCTGTTGTCATTGATAGCACTAAGGACCGAGTGAATTTGAAAGAGATTCAAATTACGAAAAACAAAGGTGCTGAAAAGGCGTGGAAGGAAATTTGGGAACGCTCGCAATTGGTTTTAGAGAGTGATGACGTTCACGAAGATGCGATGATTGCCAGCGAGAGTTATGTAATTGCGTGGACGAATGGCAGTGGACAAATGGAAGCCTACGCCAATAACCCGCGCATGTGTCATTTATTCTACGATGCCGAGTTCCCCCGTGTGAAAAAATACGGGGCGAAATGGTGGGTAGATGAAGACGGCTTTTTGCGGATGACGCTCTATTACCCGAAACGGTTGGAGTATTACAAGAGTCGAAAACTTTTCAAGAATTTAGACGCTAATTTTCCAAAATCGCTTTATAAACATAAAAAGGATGCCCCAAATAAATACGGTGAAGTCCCCGTTTTCCACTTTAGGCAGTCAAGACGAAAAAGCAAAAGTGATTTGAAAGATGTACTTCCGCTTCAAAACGGCATCAATAAATTGCTAAATGATATGCTGGTTTCGGCTGAGTTTGGGGCCTTCAAACAGCGTTTCATTATTAGCAATTCTGAAACAAAAGGGAAGCTCAAAAATTCGCCCAATGAAGTTTGGGATATTCCCGCCGGGGATGGGATTGGTCAGCAGACCAGTGTTGGTCAATTTGAAGCGACTGCATTGGGCAATTATCTGAGTGCTATGGAGAAATTGGCGACCACCATTTCATCCATCACTCGCACGCCGAAGCATTATTTTTTTTCGGTTGGTTCTAATCTTTCGGGCGAAGCTCTAATTGCGATGGAAGCCCCGCTAAATAAAAAAGCGAGAGATCGTATAGACCGCTATGCCCCCGTTTGGGAAGAGTTGGCGATATTTATGCTCAAAGCTGAGGGGCACAAAGTTACCCGTGATGATGTTGCCCCTGTGTTTGATCGTCCCGAAACGATTCAGCCCCGCACGCAGGCTGAAACAAGAGAATTGAATAAGCGGGCTGGGATTGCGCTCAAATCCACTTTGAGAGAAGAAGGCAAGAGCGAGAAAGAAATCCAGCAATATATGGATGATATAGCTGAAGAAAAGAGAAAAGAAGCCGATTTAGCGCAGGCGTATCTTGACCAAGCCCGCAAGAACTTTGACCAAAATGGAGCGAATGAATAATGTTTCCTAATCCCACAGAGCCTTTGGTTGTTCGGACTTTGCGAGCGCATCGTTTGGATATTATGGCGCGTGAAGCAGGCGTCATGCAGTCTTTGGCGCAGGCGTGGTTGGACGTAGAGAACAGTTTGCGGGCTGAAATGCAGATTTTGGCAATGGAAGCTCAGGCAGTTGGCAAGGTGAGCGCGGTGCGATTGGCAAAAATGGAGCGATACGGGCGATTGCTGGCGCAAGCGGAGGCTCGTCATCAAGTTTTTGTGGATGCGGCATCTGTGACGATTGGCGATTATCAGACGGAACTAGCTCGGCGTGGACTTGATCATGCTGTGGAGGCTACGCGAGCCGTCTATATCGGGGGCGGGCAGATTGGTCCCGTTTTCGATATTTTGCCCGTTGATGCTATAGAAAGTTTGATTGGTGTTACCGCCGATGGCACGCCTTTGAATGTCTATTTGCAGGAGAGATACCCGCAAGCGGTAAATGGCGTAACTAGAGCCTTGATAGACGGCGTTGCAATGGGCATCGAGCCGATAGAGATAGCAAAAAACATGATGGACGCTTTTGGCGTGAGTTATAAAACCGCTATCAATATGGCGAGAACTGAGCCACTACGAGTCTATAGAGCATCGAGCCAAATGCAATATGAGGCAAGCGGCGTTGTGCGTGGCTGGAAACGACTTTCTGCTCACGATAGCCGAGTTTGTGCAGGGTGTCTTTTTACCGAAGGCGAATTCTATGATAACTTGCACGAGTTTGAAGAACATAACCAAGGGCGTTGCACGCCCGTACCGGTGGTGATTGGCGTGAATGAGCCAAGCTGGGTGAGCGGTGGTGATTGGTTTGTTTTGCAAGATGAAGAAACGCAACGCTCTATTTTGGGCGATGGACGTTATCAGGCGTGGCAGGATGGAACGAGTTTAGACGCTATGGTGAAAAGAGTGAGCGACCCCGTTTGGGGCGGCTCTTTCATCCCTACGCCGCTGAGTGAGATTATTAATTGACGGTTGACGGGAGACCGTTGACTGTTTGAAAATGGCGTGATGCCGAAGGAGAACGTGATGTTCAACTTAAGAAATTTAGTAAGGTACGACACCGGTGATGGCACCGGTGGCACTGGAGGGGACGATGGGCAATCTGGTAGTGGAGGTGATCTTACTCTGGATAGCTGGATCGAAGCGTTGGAAGATGCTGACCAAAAGAAAAGTGTAAAAACTTTGCTTGGCACGCATGTTGGCAAATTGGAAAGTGCTCTGAAATCCGAGCGGGTGACTCGCAAGGATATGGAGAAGCAGGTGCGAGACCTGGCTAAACAGGCTGAAGATGGGAGTGACTCCCAAGCGCAGTTGACCCAACTTGCTGATGACTTGGAGAAAGCTGGGCAAAAATCCGATTTCTACGAGGTGGCGCATCTTGCAGGCGTAAGTAATTTGAAGCTGGCTTATATGGCAGCGGTTCAGGACGATTTGTTTGACCGCAAGGGCAATGTTGATTTTGCGGCGATGAAAGAAAGTTATCCTGAATTATTTGCAGGCACGCAAGAAGAAGATGGCGATGCCGGGAGAGGAACTGGTGGCGAATTGCCAGAAGGCTCTACAATGGATGACTATATCCGTGGTAAGGCTGGTATATAAAATTAAATAATAAATAAGGAGAAAGAAAATGTCTTTTAACAATGTTATTGGGCGTAGTGATGTCGGTGGGATTATCCCGACCGAATATAGTTATGAACTTTTGAAAGCGATCGAAGAATCATCTTCGTTGATGAGAATGGGTCGCCGCTTGCGCGATATGAGTGTGTACGAGGAGAAATTGCCCGTACTCTCTGCGTTGGCAACCGCTTATTTCCCCGGTTCTGATACCGGGTTGGTTCAGTCCACGGAGGTGAACTGGACAGACAAGATTATTTACGCTGAAGATGTTGCGGCAATTGTGCCGATCTCAAAGAATGTCTTGAACGATAGCAAAATCCCCTTATGGGATGAAGTGCAAAAAGAGCTTGCGACCGCTACGGGCGCAGCTATTGATAATGCACAACTCTATGGCACGAACAAACCTAGCACTTGGCCTACAGCCATTGTAGCTGCCGCTAATGCCGCTGGGCATAGTGTAAGCCTTGCCGCAAAATCAGACCTTTATGAGGCTGTTTTAGGCGATGGAGAACTTTTCTCTATGGTTGAGCAGGATGGGTACGATGTGGACGGTGCAATTGCACATCTTGAGATGAAGGGTAAATTACGCGATACGCGTGATGCGAACGGTAATCCTATTTTCAACACTGACCCCAGCGGCACGGGCAAATATATGTTGGGCGGAGCGGCATTGAGTTTCCCCCGTAATGGCTCGGCTTCAAGCACCTATAAATTGATTGCTGGTGAATGGCAACAATTGGTTTATTCTGTGCGTACGGACATGGCTTTTGATGTTTTCACCGAAGGTGTCATTCAGGATGGTTCTGGGAATATCGTCTTCAACCTGATGCAACAGCGTATGGCTGCGATTATGATTACGATGCGGATGGGTTTCCAAGTGCCTAATCCGATTAATCGTGTGAATGAAACCGAAGCGACCCGCTACCCATTCGCTTATTTGACTGCGTAGGTCCCCCCTGCTCTTTGATAGGCTCAGGACACTCCCCCCAAGCATCCTTCAGGATATTTGGGGGGAATATAAAATTATGAAGGAGAAATACCATGAGTGAACAAGTAGGTGCTTATAAAGTAGCACTCGCCGACCTGGATGCAGGTGGTGGCGTGCTTTCCCTGTTGAACCCTGAAGGGGCTGATTTAATCATCACCAAAATTGTATTGGATGTGACCACGCCTTCAACCGGCGCATGTACCGTAGATGCTGGTGTTGGTGCTGCCGCAACGACTGTTTATGACAACTTGATTGATGGTTTGGACGTGAATGCCGCCGTTGGTGTTTTCGACAATATAGACGATCAGGGGACGAACGGTCAGAGCGTGCTACGTTGGGAAAGTGGCAAATATCTCACAATCTCAACGAAAACTGGTGCCGCCGCTGATTTGGTTGGTAACGCTTATATTGGGTATATGCGGGTCTAAGCCCCCCCCCATCTCTAGCCCTTCCCCCAGAAATGGGGGAAGGGAAAAGGTTAATAAATGTCTGCAACCGAATCCCAAATTGCCAAAGTTCGCCGCATGGTGAACGAGCCTGATGACACGACTTATGACGATGATGCCATCACGGAATATATCGAAGAATATCCGTTGGTAGATGAGAACGGCGAATCTCCCCGCGTGCCATCATCTACGTCTACGGGAGTGATGGTAAATCCCGATTGGACGGCGACTTATGACCTAAATGCCGCCGCTTCTGCGATTTGGGTTGAGAAAGCCGCTGTGCTTCAGCAGGATTACGATTTTGAAGCCGATGGCGGGGACTATAAGCGCAGTCAGGCTTATGGACATGCAATGATGATTAGCAGGCATTATGGCTCAAGGCGTAGCGTGAAAAAAATTACGCAGGT